GCTGGAGTAGAAACGCTTACAAACAAAACTTTAACTTCACCTAAAATAAATGAAGATGTAGTAGTAACTTCTACTGCAACAGAATTAAATAAATTAGACGCATTAAGTAGAGGAAGTATTCTTTATGGAAATGCTAGTGCTGTTACATCAATTTTAACAACTGGTACTGTTGGTCAATTTTTAACAACAGATGGTACTGATATTTCTTGGGGTGATGCTTCTTCTGGAAGTATAGCATATGGATTATTTTCTAAAATTGACCCAACAGTTGTTGCTTGGGATAAAACAGGTGCTTTCACAATGGAGACTAACACAGGATTATACATTGAAGTTAATGGTGATGTTAAAACTATAGCTTCAGCAACTTCTATTACTATGCCATCAGCTACAGCTGGAACAGATTATGCTATTTGGTGTACAACTGCTGGTGCTTTAGAAGCAACTACAGACCATGTTAGTCCACCATCAGCAAATGCTAGAAAAGTAGGTGGATTTCATTATGCAGCAGGTGGTAATGCAACAGGAACATCAGGTGGAGATACTACTGCATCAATTAACGAATATTCATTATGGGATTTAAAATGGAAACCTAATTGTCCAGACCCAAGAGGAATGACTTTAGTGGGTGGACATTTTTGGTCAGATATTTATTTAACAGGAGTTGACCATCATACTAATGGAACATCTTATTATAATGTTACAATAGCAGATGGAAGTTCACCACCTAAAGTACCAAGTTTATTTGGTGGTAATGGTTCAACAACTTATGGTTCTTATACTTGGTGGGAACAAGCTGAACTATTATCTTCTCATGGGAAAAGACCACCTACTTATCAAGAATTTTCTGCATTAGCTTATGGAACTACAGAAGCAAGTTCAAGAGGAAGTGACCCAACTACAACACAAATGAGTGCAACAGACGATAATTTTACTTCTAAATGGGGTGTTATCCAATCAACTGGTTGTATGTGGATTTGGGGTAATGATTTTGGTGGACCAAATGGTTCTACGGCTTACACTGCTAATACTGAAGGTCGTGGTTCAACTTATAATCTATCTAACGTCGTGATACTCGGTGGTTATTGGAGTACTACTTCTTACTCTGGATCTCGTAGTTCTTTATGGTTTTATGCTCCAACTAATTCTCTTAACTATTTTGGGTCTCGTGGCGTCTGTGATCATAAAACAAACGAATAATGGTGAAAACCATTATTAAAGATTTAACGATTAATCACAAACAAATGAATATTGTGGAAAAATATGAAAAGGTTATAAATTACTTATATCCAATCATACAAAACATACCTAGAAAACATGGTATATTAAAAAAACAAATATTAGAATGTTTATTAAAACAAGTTCAACTTATTAATGATGCTGGTAAATCTAATCAAATATCTAAGATGTATTTAGTAGATTCAGGCATGTCGTTATTAAGATTTTATTTAAGATTTATGACTAATAAAAATGTGAAAGCATTAACACTTAAACAACAAGGTTATTCTCAGCAATTATTGTCTGATTGTATTCTTTGTATGGATTCGTGGATTAGTTATAAAAAGGGTAAGAGAGATATAGTCACGTCGTGAAACTCGGTGGTAATTGGAATAATACTTCTAACTCTGGATCACGTAATTCTAAATGGAATAATGCTCCAACTAATTCTAATAACAATATTGGGTCTCGTGGCGTCTGTGATATGAATTTAAACTATAGTAACGCCACAAGCCTACTATGTTTGATCTTTACGATCAGCTTTCTTATCCTGCTTCGGCAAATACAAAACTTAGATTTGATGTATTGCAGAGTATTGAAATATAGAAACGCATTGTCAATAATATGGGTTTAAAATATAGAAACTTATTTGAAAAAATTGTAGATATTAATAATTTACAATTAGCTTATAAAAATACCTGTAAAGGTAAAAAGGAAACATTTTCTTACTTGGAATTTAAAGAATTTGATCAATATAATTTAATTCAATTAAGAAATGAACTAATCAATAATAAATACCAAATAGGTCAATATAGAAATTTTTATGTTTATGAACCTAAAAAAAGACTTATATCTGCATTATCTTTTAAAGATAGAATAGTCCAACATGCTTTATGTAATATTATAACACCTATATTTGAAAAAACATTTTTACCTAATTCTTTTGCGTGTAGAAAAGGATACGGAACACATACTGGAGTTAAATATATTCAGTCTAATTTAAGAAAACATGACTTTACATATTTCTTAAAAACAGATTTTAGAAAATACTTTCCTAGCATAGATACAAATATGTTATTAGAAATGATTAGAAAAAAGATTAAATGCAATAAAACATTTAACTTAATTAAATTAATAACACCCACCAATCAAACAGGCATACCTATTGGAAATTTAACAAGTCAATTATTTGCTAATATATATGGTAATGACATAGATCATTTTATAAAGCACAAATTAAAAGTAAAATATTTTGCTAGATACATGGACGATATTGTTATTCTTGATAATAATAAAAAATTATTAAGAAATATATTTGTTCAATTAGAAGAATATTGTCGTATTCATTTAAAATTAAATATGGGGAAATGGCATGTTTCTTCTACCCATCAAGGTATAAATTTTTTAGGTTATAGAATATGGAAAGATTATAAATTATTAAGAAAACAAAGTGTAGTTCGTGCAAAAAGAAAAATTAATAAATATCTATTAAATAATGATAATCAAAAATTAACTAGATTTTTAGCTAGTTGGCATGGTCATATTCAATGGAGCAATAGCTATAATATTAAATGTTATATTGACAATATAATCAAAAGATTTAAAGTATAATTTATGAAATACAATATTAACACAAGAAAAGATTTAGATAAAATTCAAGGAACTACTGAACACACAGAGTTTATGAATTTATTAAAAGGAAGTATTACAAGAAAACAAGATACTCAAACCTATCCTGATAACTATAATGAACCTAATTATGATGGTGAAAAATTAGAACCTATTTGGACTGATATAGAAGATTTATCTACTATTGAAAGATTTGAATTTACTAAAGAAGATTTTGAATAATGGCAATAACAACAATAAATAAAAGAGCATATGATTATTTATTAATTCAAGACCAAATGGATATGCAATACAAAGACTTACTGAATGGTACTACTACTTGGAAAGACACAGTAGCTAAAGTTAAATTAGATAATCCTAAATAATAAAATTAAACAACTTTCATAAGGAGTTTTAAATGCAACTTTCAAAACACTTTAAATTAGAAGAATTTGAAAAGTCCTCTACTGCAATTAGATTGGGTATAAAAAACAAAGCTGGTAGTGGAGAAATTAAAAACCTTACTGATTTATGTTATGGAGTATTAGAATTAGTACGAGCAAAATTTGACAAACCAATTATAGTTACAAGTGGCTATCGTAGTGAGGAATTATGTGTAGCAATTAATTCTTCTAAAACCTCACAACATACAAAAGGACAAGCTGTTGATTTTGAAATAGCTGGTGTAAGTAATTTAGAACTAGCTTTATGGATTCAAAACAATACAGACTTTGACCAATTAATTTTAGAGTATTGGAAAGAAGATGAGGGTGCTAATTCAGGTTGGGTTCATTGTAGTTTCAATCAAGACTCAAATAGAAAGCAAGTTTTGACATTTGATGGAAAAAACTATATTAATGGATTACCAGAGGCTAAATGGTCTGGTGGAAAATTAAGTAATTAATATGGCTAAAAAAACTAAAACTAAAAAAGTTCCTAAAGGTTATCATAGAATGCCAAATGGCAAACTGATGAAAGATTCAGCTATGAAAAAAAGAAACAAAAAATACTAATGGTTAAATCAAACGCATTACAAAAAATAGAATCTCACGAAAAACTATGTCGAATAATGCAAAAATTAACTCACGATAAAATTAATTCAATAGAAGAAAGAGTAAAACGAGTAGAAAAGATTTTACTAATTTGTACTGGTTCATTAATTAGTGCTATGGGGTATTTAATTATAACCCTATCAGGTTTATAGTCTTTACAAATAGCTAGAAATTAGTACAACTTATAACTGTATGAAGAATAAAAGAATACTTGTTATTTCAGATATGCACATTCCTTATCATCATAAGGACTCAATCAAATTTTTAAAAGAAATCAAAAAACAATTTAAGCCAGATAGAATAATTAACATAGGCGATAGCTTAGACTTTCACGCAATATCTATGCACGACTCTAACCCAGATTTACCTAGTGCTGGAGACGAACTTAATTTAGCAAGAAAATATATTAAAGAACTAGAAACAATATTCCCAGAAGTTACAGAAGTAGATAGTAACCATAGTAGTTTAGTATTTAGACGAGCATTAAAATATGGAATGTCTAAACAATTTATTAAATCTTATGGAGATTTTTTAGGTACTAAAAAATGGAAGTGGGTAGATAACTTAACTTTAACTATGTCTAATGGTCAAAGGTGCTTTTTTACTCATGGTATGAGTGCTGATATTTTAAAAGTTTCACAATCTATGGGAATGAGTGCAGTACAAGGTCATTATCATACAAAATTTGTTATCAGTTGGTGGGCCAACCCAGATAATTTATTTTTTGGAATGAATGTAGGTTGTTTAACTAATCAAAAATCAATGGCATTTGAATATGCTAAAAATTTTAGAACAAGATTCATTATTGGGTGTGGAATTATCCTAGAGGGTATTCCAAGACTACTTCCAATGGTTTTAGATAAAAAGGGTAACTGGATAGGTAAAATTGTATAGGTTAAAGCCTCATAGAGCCATTTTAAAGCAGATAGGTGGTTCACATTATAAAGATATGCCTATTCAAGTATCTGATTATGTATATTCTAATAATTTTAATTGGTATCAAGGTAATATAGTTAAATATATTTCAAGATATAATAAGAAAAATCAAAATACAGATTTACAAATTCAAGATATTGAAAAAGCTATTCATTATGCACAACTTTTAATAGATAAGTTAAAAGAAAACAAATAATACAAATTGAACACTAAATCTGCTCTAATATATCATTTAAACGTCCATAGAGGCTCTTAGAGTAGTGCCTATTTTAAAATTTGATAGTTATGTTAATTTAACATATATAATAAATAAAAGGCTTTAAATCGTAAATGTCAAATAAATTTA